CAGCAGAATTGGCAAGATTGGAAAGTCTTATTGCAAACCGGCTTGATAAAATAGCAGAGCAAAAAAGGATTGATGAAGAATTGGCTGCATTAGATAAAAAAGATACTGATGCACAGGCTGAAAATGAAGCTTTTTTATTACAAGTTGATATAGATGCAGCAAGAGCAAGAGTAAAGAACGCAAAAGATGAAGCAGCCGAAAAGCAAGCCATAAGAGAAGCGGAATTTCAGGCTTTATCTTCATTATCAGAAGCAGCCGGTAATTTAGCTGAACTGATGGTTGGAAAAAGCAGCGAATTAGCAGTATTTCAAAAGGCTTTAACCTTATTTAGAATCGGTTTGGCTTCTGCTGAAGCAATCACTAAAGGCATTGCAGATGCACAGGATGTTGGTTTTCCTGCAAACCTTATTGCAATGGGAACAACTATTGCAGTAATTACAGCCAATCTATTACAGGCAAGAAAATTAATTGAAGGTGAACCGCCTAAAATGGCAAAGGGTGGCATTTTAAAAGGTGCTTCACATTCTGAAGGGGGCATACATGGAACAGGTAGCTTTGCAGGAATAGAAGTTGAAGGAGGTGAAGCCATCATAAACCGTAGGAGTACAGCACAATTCCGATCTTTATTGAATCAGATTAATTTAGCCGGTGGCGGTAAATCCTTAATGCCTTCCAATTACAATGCTTCAGGGGGGATTCTTTTACCTGATGCAACCCGTTCATCATTGAGCAATATAAATGCCCAAATTGATTACCATAGATTGGCACAAGCCATTAACAATCTACCTGCACCCGTTGTAGTAGTGAAAGACATTTCAGCCGGTTTAAAGGCTGCACAGGTAAAAGAAAGCCGGATCAATTCCTAATGGCTTTTATTCCGGTGCTTTTCGTTTCTGTACTGCTGAATTACCTGATTAAAAACGGATCGTAAAAATTCACCTTCCGTTATCCATCCCTTTTCCTTCCTGATTTCAGCAATTTCCTTTTTGGTTTCTTCTGTAACCTTTGTTGTTATAAAAGACCATCCATTTCTTTTTTTGTCTTTTTTGATATTCATAATTCAAGCGGTTTAAAATATACTTAAAAAAACAATTAAGTATCACTTAATTCTTTTTCATTTTTAGGGATTTTTCCGCCAAAAGTTGCCGTATTCCAAGAAAAAAGGCAATGGCAGCTAAAACACTACATATCAGAATAGCAGATACTATTGGAGTATCAGAAGATTTATTTGGATGGTACGGAGGGTTTACAGCCTTAGAATTAGAATTCAGATTGCAGGAAATCCCAAATCCTGATAAAATTCAGCTTCATATTTCTACAGCCGGTGGGGATGTTGAAGAAGGTTTAGCCATTTACAACAAACTCTTAGAATTACGGGAAGCTGGAACTGAAATAGGGGTAATTGTTGAAAGCCATTGCTACAGCATAGGAACATTAATTGCAATGGCAGCTTCACCAAATCAGCTACAGATTAGGGAAGCCGGTTTATGGTGCGTTCATAAACCAATGTATCCTGCTTTATTCTATTCTAATGCAGATGAATTAAGACAATGTGCAAACAATCTTGATGCCTGTGAAGCTGCAATTTCAGCAGCCTATGCCCGTAGAACTGGAAAGCCTATAGAAGAAATCCAAGCCAAATTAAGAGAGGATGCAATCATATCAGCAACAGCAGCAATTGCAGATGGATGGATTGATTCAACAGTAGAAAACACTTCTGAAACTATCGAAAAAAGCACAAAAGCCACAGCCTTAAAACCTGTGGCTTTTGTGCGTTCAAAAAAACCTGAAAACCAAATAACCAAAATAAACATGGCAACTAATTCAAAAAGTGAAAATCCAATTGCATTAGCAATGGCAAAACTAAAAGGTTTAGCAACAGAGATTCTAAACATTTCTGAAAAAAATGCCGGTGGTACTGGTGGCAGTCCGAAAGCAGAAGGTGAAGAAAATCCCCCTGTAAACGGAACAGCAAAATTAGCTGATGATGCCGGAACGGTGATTTATTTCAATGGTGATTTGGCTATTGATACAGCCGTTTTTACTGATGAATTAATGACTGTTCCTGTTTCTGATGGTGATCATGGTTTAGATGATGGCAGAACTATCACAGTTTTAAATGGTGTTGTTACATCCATTGTTGATGCCCAAAATCAACAAGACCTTTTAAATGCAAAGGATCAGGAAATATCCGATCTGAAAGCAAAGGTTGCTGAACTGGAAAAAGAAAATCCTGAAGCCATTAAAAAAATGGAAGGGATGGTTGCAACTCTTACAGCAGAGGTTGAAAAGCTGAAAAAGTTTGTACCTGATTCCGGTGATAAATCCAAAAGATCAGCACAAACAAATTTCCCCAAAACAGAAGAACCAAAAGAATCAAAAGCCAAATCAGCATTGGAAGCCAATGTTGCAAACCTTAAAAAGTAATTAACGGCACAGCCAAATTTTTAAATCAATTCATTTTCATTTTAACGAAAGTAAAAACATGGCAATTTTAACAACAGCCGTTACTTATGGCGGTAAACAAGCAACAGATGGATTAAAAGCCAATCTAATTTTCAATCCTGTTTTGGCAGCAACCGATTTTGCCCAACTCGGATATGATATTAGGGAAGATGTTCAAGGTACTGAACACATGTATAAAATCATCCCTTCTGATAAAGTAACTCGGAAGGCAACAACGTGTGGATGGAATCCCTACGGAAAGTTGGGGGATTTAATTGATGATACCGTTTCAGTTGTAAAACTGAAGGTTGAAATGGAGCAATGCGCAATGGATTTTGACGGTAAAATCCTGCAAGCTTTGAAAAAACGTGGCGTGGATCGTGAAGATTTGACAGGAACAGATTTTGCAGCCATTTTAGAAGAAATTGCACAGCCAATAATAGCAAGAGATTTAAGAAGGATCATTTCTTTAGGTGATACAGCAAATGCTTCTGCTGATTATAATATGATTGATGGCAAGTGGAAAAAAATCATGGCAGCAGTTGGAGCAAGCACAATTGCCAAAACTGCTGATTTGCCTGATACGGGGGCGGTAACACCTGCACAAGCAAACACAGCTTTATTAGGGGTTCATTTTGGCGCACCTATTGAACTTCAATCAACACCTGCACAAGATACCATCAAAGTTGTAACGCGTTCTGTTTACAATGCCTATTTGCAGTATTTATCTTCAAACAATGCTTTAGAAAGTTCATGGAGTTTAGCCCAAAACGGAACTAAAACTTTGATGCACTTTGGCGTTGAGGTAGTTCCTGAAGATGAAGTTGATCGTTATGTAGCAGCCGATTTTGCCGGAGCAAATCCCCACAGGATTTATTACACAGCCAAAAACAATATCACAGTAGCTACAGATTTAGAATCTGATTTTACTACTATCAAATTTTGGTATGAAGAAAAAGAAGAAATGAATCTGATGCGCGTAAACTACAAATTGGGTGTTTCATTAGGTTGGGGGCAATTGTTTAGTGTGGCTTATTAATTCACTTTAGAAAGGAGAAAAGCAGCATGAGAGCAATATGCCCACAAGCCGGTTTAACCGGAATGATTGACCTGAATCCTTCCCGATGCGCTTTGAAGCGTATCGGGGGGGTTGATCGTACAATGTATGTTGGTTCACTTTCTGAATTATCAGGTTTTACCCGTGATGCAGATGGAAACATCAAAACATTGACATTAAAATCTTCTATGTATTTATATGCTTTAACTGGCAAGAAATTAAAGAACAGCCATAGTACAGCAATAAAGCAGAATGAGAATGCAACAATGTATACACAAACAGTAAATTTTGTTGCCTACTTCGATACACAGCCGGAAAAAGATGCCATTGAATTATTAGTTCAGGCAGATGATCTTTTTGTGATCCTGCAAAACAAATATGGACGGTTTGAAGCATTTGGTTTAGTAGGGGCTGAAGATGTTCCGGCTGAAGGAATGAGTATCACAGCCGGAACTTATGCCGTTGATGCTGCTTCTGATGGTGGTTCATCAATGGTTTTAACCTTCACAGCAGATGAATCAAAAATGCCGGTTTATACAAACTTTGCTGATGAAGTAGCTGATGAAATCATTTATTTAGATCAAAAACTTTTACCCTAATTAAATGGATTATTATAAAGCAGAGCAGAAAGTAAATGAATTGATTTATGCACCTAGAAGGAATGCAGATAATAATTTACTGATTGATCTGCATAAAATTCTAATAGGGGATAAGCCGGAAAAATGGTATTGCTTAACCTGCAAAAGTAAGATGGATGCCGTTTATTATGATTTAAAACTAAAATATTATCAAACTAAAAAAGCTAAAGAAATGGCAAAGCACAAAGGAAATTACAGATTTTCCAAAGAAGCAAAAAAAAATGGTGTAACTGAAATTGTTTTAATTCGGGATGGTAAAACAGAAACCATTACAGAAGATAATTTGACAGATGCAAAAGCAAAACGCATTTTAGAAAATCCTGATTTTGCCCACAATATTGAAGAAGTAGAAGCAAAAGCTGAAGCAGAAATTGCACCTGAAGAACAGAAAGCCGGTAAGCGTGGCAGACCGTCAAAAGCTGAAGAACAGGCTTCAAAAGAAGAAGGTAAAATGCTCAATGTAGAGCCGGAAAAGCACGAAGATATAAAACCGGAAGAATAAACTTCCTGCTTTGATCCTGAACTACCTTTAAACCTTTAATTGCTCTTTACTTATGGCTTCAATTCGTAAAAGTAAAGCGGTAAACAAGCAAGCCCGTTCACAGCGTACAAATGCTTTGAATGGGCTTGTTTCGGTTTATCCTGATACAGCTAAAAATGCAGCAATAAAACAAATTGCGTGGGGCAATGATGATAAATTGCCACATAAGATTTTAGAAGCTGTTATGGATTCAGGAACAGCTACCGCGTGTTGGGAAAAGCTTGATTATTACATTCAAGCTGATGGATTTATAAATGAATTGGCTGCAAACTTTAAAGTAAATCCAAAACAAACTTCTGAAGATTTATTAAATGAAATTTCCCCTGATTTTGCTTTATGGCGTGGTTTTGCTTTAAGAGTGAAATATAATTTAGCATTTGAAGTTGCTGAAGTTTATCATGTTCCTTTGCAGTATGTCAGAAAATTAGAGGATGGCAGATTTGTAGTGAATCATACAAGAGGAACAAAGTTTTTTAAACGTCAATATGATGAAATCATGCAGCCGTTCAATAATGATCCTGTAGTGGTTTCAAATATGTTTGATGAAATCGTAAATAATGCAAAGCCTGATGCAGCCGGTAATACAACTTATGCTCAATCAGGTCAATTACTTTTTGTCTACAGGAAAACAGCCCGATCTTCAGACTATCCTTTGCCTAGCTTTTGGACTTTAGCAGGGGCAAAGGATATTTATTCAGATACAGAAATTGCCATAACTGATTTGGATAACTTAGAAAACAACTTTACACCGCCTGTAATAGTGCATTTTGAAGGCAATGTTGATACAACAAAACAAGATGAAAACGGAAAAACTGAATTTGATTATTTAGTTGATGATGTAAATGATCTTACTGATAAAGAAAACCGCAGTCAGGCAGTTGTTTTAACTGGAAACTATAAGCCAAATCTAATTGCATGGGATAACACCAAAGCATTACTTTCTTTAGATGTGAAACGTGATACTATAGGCAGGGCGGTTTGTAGGCATTTTGGAGTTCCGGCAATCCTTTGCAATTTCCTTACAGCCGGTGCATTAAGTCAAAGCAGAGAAATTTTGAATTCAATTCAATTATTTCAGAATGATATAAATGTAATGCAGAATCAGATTGCCCGTACCTTCCAATTACTATTTCCACAGGTAGCAAAAGATTATTGGTATCTATCAATCAAAAATCCATTAGAAACTATTCCGGTTGAATTGCTCCCGTACATGAATGATGCTGAAAAACAGGCTGTAATTCAAAAATTTTCCTAAAATTATGCTGATAGATAAATACGATATTGCAAAGCTTGTAAAGTTTTCTACAAACATTGCTGATGCTGATATAAATCCATTCATTTTAAAGGCTGAAAGAACACTTCCAACTTTAGCAAATGGAAATTATGATCAGTTTTTAGATTCCGTTGCTTTTGAATTTGGTATTTATACACCTGATTCAGCAATTGTTTCGGGTTCATTTTGGGAGTATAACGGCACAATTTACAGAGCATTAATAGATGATCCTGCTTTACCTTCTGAAACTTCTGAAGAATGGGTAATTGAGCCGGTTTATACTGTTTTTCATTTGGCTTTAAAGCGGTATTTGATCTTCAAAACCTACGATTATTTTTTAACTGTTCATGGAATTGATGTTGCACAGGCAGGATTGACACAGCAAACAGGGGAACGGTTTGTGCCAATTTCGGATCAGAGAAGGAAAGATTTAATCAATTCAAACAGAACTGATTTGATCATGGCTGAAAACGATCTATTCACCTATTTGAGGAAATATGAATACCTTCCTGCAATAGATGAATGTAAACCGGAATCAGGCAGAAAAGGCAGATTTGGAATAGGAGTTGCAAAAAATAAATATAGAGATAATGGCACAATTAACCAAAGCGGATTTCTATACTAAATGGCAATCCTTATTCCTGAATAATACAAAAGGATTGATTTCAGAAGCAAGAATGAGAGATTTTGCAACTGATATTAGAGATTCCTTTGTTTCGCAGGTAGGATTTCAAGATGCACCTGCTTTGCCTTCAGGGGTTTCATGGGTTGAAGTACCTTCAAGTAATATTGTAGGAAATATCTATTACATAGGAGAGGGAAAGATCAATGTAAACGGAAATATTATCATTGTTCCGCAGGATGATTTTTCTTTACCGTATGCAAGTGAAGGAAAACATCGTTTAGATGCTATTGTAATAGATTATACTGATACTAATAATCCTTTTTATTTAAGATTGGCAGGTGATGAGGTAAATGTTTATGAAGATGCTTTGCGTCCTATAATTTCCCCTAATTATTTATTTGTTCAGGATGCAGATGTTCAGGATGGAACAATAGAAACAGCAGCAACCGGAACAGTTAAATCAATTAGTATAAATTCCGGCACACCTTCAAATCCAAATGCAGCCGGAAATATAAATATTGATCTGATTCCGGTTGCTGATACTTATGCAAATATTGCTACTTTAAAAAATAACGGAAAGCTTATTCAGGGGCAATTCTATAAAATTACAGATAATCAAACCATTCATACAATTCCAAATACAACTGCTTTAAATGTTCAGGGAACAGTTTATGCAAATGCAGCTTCATGGACTAAAAATTTATCTGAAGGAGTTGAAGAATTAATTCTTTTAGCAGTTACTTCTTCAGCATTTGCACCTGTAGTTTATTCACCTTTATTTCCGCAGGATATAATTCAATTTGATTTTAATAATGTGCTTTGTGAAGATGGTATAACGGAACGAAGGGGAAAAATTACCTACAGAAAAGATACTATAAAAGGATTAGAAACCTATTATGATTGGCGAAATGTCAAATTCAGAAGATGGAAAGCAAATCCCCCTGTTTGGTCAGCCGGAACTACTTATTCAAGAGGTGCAGCCGTTTTAGCTTCTGATGGTGGCGTTTATGTTTCAAAGAAATTTGGCAATAATTCAAATGTAGGGAATGATCCTAATTTAGCAGCTTATTCCGGTACTGCTTCAACAACAGAATGGGCAGTAAAAACCGATCCAAATTGGTTGAAAGTATTAGTACCAAGTAGAAGTTTGTATTTAAGCACAAGCCCAAATAATTTTCCTTTAGGATTTGCAACTATTCCGGCTTTAGCTTCTGATTTTCAAGATTCCTATACTTTTAATACAAACATTGCCGGAAGTGGGGGGGGAGCAATGCGAAATATTTCAATAGGTTTTGCTTCAACTTATAACAATATAATTTTCACCGATAATTCAATAAATGGAGTAAGTCCTGCAAATTCTGCCGGTGATGGCAATTCATTTCATGATAATTCATTTGATTTGAATTGTACCAATATGACTTTCAACAATGGTGAGATTTATGGTAATAGCTTTGGGAAATTATGCACAGGTAATATAATACAAGGGGGATTTATTTATAATTTATGTGATAATAATTTTTCGTTTAATCATTTTGTATTAGTTCGTTCGGGTGGTTTTGGTACTATAAATAGAAATTTCTTTGCTGCAAGTTGTACCTATAACATTTTTAATCCTGAAACTCAATACAATGAATTTGAAGGACTTATTTTTCAAAATTCATTTGAAGTACAAACTTCTGCAAATGAAATGAGGGGATCAAGTTACCAATGCAATTTTGGTTTTGGTTGGAAAAGCAATAAAACTGAAGAATTATATTTGCTTCAATGTGGTACTATTTGTGAATATAACAGATTTGGTGCAAGGATCAGTACAGTAAGCATAGGTAATGGTTTTAAGCATAATACAGTAACTAATTTAAATGGAACTGCATTAGGGAATTCTGTAATTGGTAATAACGTTCAGCAGAATTTAATCAATGGAATGCAAACCAACATGAATTTGCCGGATGGGTTTCAATTCAATTCAATTAAAGGAGTATTTGCAGCCGGAACTACATTTGCAATAAACAGCAGCAGAAACACTTTCAATAATGATTTTGGGGGGGGAACGGTTGCCATTCCTTTAAACCTAAATAATTGCGTTTTTAATAAGCCGGTTTCAGGAATGCAGATGGCAAGTACAGCAGTTGTATTTAATGGCGTTATATCCAATGTTTCAATCACAAACAAGACATTCCCTTTATCATTAACTAATGAAACAATAGCCTATACTTCAGCAGATGGTTCACTATGGATAAACGGGATTGATAATACAGGACATTTACAACCGGAAAAAATAGCTTAGATCATGACAAAGATTCAACATTTAATTTCGAGTGAAACAATAACTACAAATGTTGCACCTGATCAGCAAATTTTATTGCAAAATCCGGCTAATTGGAGTGCAGCAACTTCAACAAATGCAAGTTATTACATTGGAACTGCTTTAACTGGCAATAATCAATTAGATGAATGGTTTGATGGTCTTTATTTATATCGGTTTATAGCTGATAATATTCCTGTAAGAATTAAATGTGATTAATATGTCTTATTTAATCAGCAATAATCGGTTAATAGTATCATCAAATAGGGGTAAAGCTATTAGAACAGGATTAGCTTATTCTAAATTTGTCGCTTGCCCTATTATTCCTGTTTTACAAACGGCAAACGATTTTACAATTAGAGTAAAATTTATTTTAATAGGAAATAGTTTAGATGGAGTAATTGTATCAAAAGGTGGTGGGAGTGAAAATAATATTCAATGGCTTTTGGATATTGAAGGAGGTAATTTTAGAATTTATCAAGGTACGGTTAATGGTGTTGGTTGGGGTTCATGGAGTTATGAAGCAGCAAAAAGATTTCATTGGTATGATATAATTTATTCAAGGCAAGGAAATACAGTTAAGCTTTCAATTGATGGAGCAGCTTACATAAATAATAGTTATGCAGGAACAGCAGTAGCATGGGCAACACCTGCAACTTTTGGGGGATATTCGACCGGAACTTTTCCGCTTGAAGCTATTTTTTCACAAGCAACAATTTGGAATTCTTCATTGCCTATTTCAGACATTATAAACAATACTACAGCAGCGCAAAATAATCTGATAGTAGATTATAGATTTATAAATGGAAACGTTCAGGATAGCAGCCCAAACGGTTTTCATGGTGATATTTGGAATGATGGTTTAAATAGAGCAACTACGCCACAATATGTAGGTAATTTCAATCCCGATTCTTCTGTAGTTGAACAACGTGTGATTAATATTCCTGCAAGCAATGAAGTAGTTTTAGAATTGAATGCGAGTGATTATGTAAATGGGAATGTTTTACCTGATTCAAGTTCTTATAAAAGAAATGCTTTATTAATTGGTTTATTACCAATTCTTTCAGGGGGATATTTGACTTTTACTGGAAATAATAATCAGGGCATAAAATTAAATGATGCTCCATACATTACCGGAAAAAGAGATTTTACATTATTAATAGAATTTAAAATTGCAAATTATAGGTCTGCACCGCGTGATTGGTGTGCAATTATCGGAAAAGGTAATTATCAGACAGGAGATTATACAATACTGATGCATATAACTGATGGAACTTCACCACAGCCGATTAATTTCTATTCAAATGGAACTGTAATTTTAACCGTGATGGTTAATAATTTAGCTATAAATACTAATTACAAATTGGTTTACACAAGATCAGGAAATATTTTATCATGCTATTTGAATGGAATTTTATTAGGTAGTAATTCATCATTTACAACTGCAATTCCTATAAGTAATACAAATGGCAATACCATTGGATTAGAATCACTTGGAACAAATTATGCTTTGGAAGGTGGTTTTAAAAGAGCAAAAATATATTCAAGGGCATTAAATAGTACAGAAATAGCAGCCTTATAATTTAAAAATACAGCTATGGCAATAGAAACAAATACTTTTCCATTTAAAGGACTTTCAATTGAAGTTTCTGCCGGTGATGAAAATGAACAGGCATTTATAAAATATACTCAAAATGGAGTTATAAAAGAATTTCGGATTGATGGCAACAAGAGTTCCAAAAGCAATCAGGAAGTAATTGTATTTTATAACAAATTTATAAAGGATTCTGAAGGAATAGTTTATAATCAGGATGTTTTACAGTCTTTTAATGCTACAGAGCAAGAATCAGCAGCATATTTTTACAATATTCCTGCTGAAAAAATAGGATTGAAAACCGACCAAATGAGTGTAAACGGTTTGTTGTATGTCTTATTTGGGGTTCTTTGTTTTTCACCTGAAAACGGGAATTTTTATCCCCCTATTACAGCAGATTTTGAGATTTCAGGGGTTACTTATTCAGTAAAACCGGCAACTGAACCTGAAGAACAACTTTTGAATGCAAGCCAATCAAATAATGATGGTAAAATCAAAGTAATTCCGGTTGATATTATCGGCAATCCTACCTTCCAAATTTTAGGAACAGAGATTTCAAATACTACAGGGGAATTCACCGATTTATCAGAAGGAAATTACAGGATTTTGGTTTCTTCTGATGCTGCTGAAATGCCAACAATGCTGATTATTCATGTAGGAGCAAAAAATCAATAATGGAAATTGTTTATTCAAATGATTTAAAAAGAAGGCTTCAGACTTGCAAAACTGGAACAACTATTTTTTGCCATACTCCAAAAGATAATGAAGCTGCTGTAATTAGATCAGTATTAAAATCATACTGGAATCATACAGCCGTTCTTTTTTGGATCAATGGTGAAATGTTTATTGTTGAAGCCAATGTTGGGGATGTGATCCGTCCTAAACGGTTTGATTTTTGGCACGAAAGCAGGGCATTAAATGATTTTGCCATTTCAGAATGCTTTGTTCAAGATGATATGATAACCCGACATTTTCAGAGCCAAGCAACCCGATATGATTTAGCTTCTGTACTGCTTTACATGGGCATTTATCAGAAAACTGGCAAATGGTTAGGCAGAACAGAAGAAAAGGCAGGAAAACGTTTATTCTGCTTTGAATTTTCTGCTTTAGTCAGGCAATTGCCGAACTGGTGGCGTTTTGTTCCTAAAGATTTTCCTGAATAACGTAGGAATAGGATGCAAAGCAGATTAAATAAAATAAAAGCAAAAATAATTGAGTTTGAGCGTTTTATGTTTAGAACGTTCGGATTTTTAGGATTTTGGGATTATGCAAAAACCGCTTTAGGTTTAAGTTTAATCCCTTTTTTTTCGCTTCAGCTATTTGGATCAATCGGAATAGCTTCTTTAACATGGTTTTCAGAATGGGTTTGGAATCCCCCTGTGGGAGCAGCATTGATTTTATCAATGACTTTAATTAATGCCTATTATGGATATTTAGTAAGTAAGAACATTAAAAAAGAATCCTTTTCATTTCAGAAGTTCCAAAGAACATTTGCAATAATGGCTGCTGATCTTTTAATAATGGCAATCATTACTACTTCAATTCATTTGTATTACTATTATGAACCATTAGCAGATATTTTATTTGGATGGTACATGACAAATAAATTAAGGCAAATTATTTATCACATGAGTTTATTAAAACTGCAATCAGGGGGATTAGCTAAATTCCTGAAGATGGCAATTTTAAATCTAATGCGTTCTAAAATAGGGGATTCAATTGTTGATTCTTTACAGCAAGATAATATCAAGACAGAAAAAGTAATTGAACAGGAAACTTTAAAACCTACAGAAGATGAACCAAAGCAGAGTTGATTTTATAAAGCTATTCAAAGAAGCAATCATAATAGCTTGCAAAGGAACAGGTTTATTTCCTTCCTTAATGATGGCACAAGCAATTTTAGAAAGTACAGGAAAAGTTGGATCAGAATACAAAGCCGGTGAAAGCAAATTGGCAAAGGAATGCAATAATTTTTTCGGAATAAAAGATTCGCCTTCTGATGAATGGCATGGATTAAGCAAAAAGTTTATCACAAGGGAAGTAATTCATGGAGTTGAACAAATGATAGTAGATTATTTCAGGCATTATTCAACGCCGTTGGAATGCTTCAAAGATAGGAACAACTTTTTGCAGCAAAACACAAGATATAAGAAAGCCGGAGTATTTTCAGCAGCTACACCACAAGATCAGGCAAGAGCATTGCAGAAAGCCGGATATGCAACCGATCCTAAATATGCAGAATTGCTAATAAATATCATTGTAAATTATGGATTGGAAAAACTTGATGATTGCCTAAATAAATGAATATGAATGTAATGTGTAGTGAAATGCCTAATGAAGAAACACTTTTTTTACCTAATGATCGGGTAGCATTTCAGAAAATAATAGGAGAGAAGCCAATTTTGGGAATTATTAAAAGAATTTGGAGTTCAGGCAGGTTTCAAATTTTATTAGATACCGGCAAAATCATTAATGCTTCAAGATATTATCTGATCCATTTAAAAATTAAGCGAGTATGATAAATTTCCTGTTTATCGGCAATGTTGGAAAGATTCCAAAATGGTTAATTTATCTGCTTTTGGGGTGGGGAATATTTGCCTTAAAGGAATGGCATAATGAAACAGATGTAATTCAGTTAGGATCATGGTATTATGGTATAGGGGGCACTATTTTAGCCGGTTTCAGCCTTTATTTAACTTCAGAAACTCCTTTTAAATGAATCCATTTATAAAAATATTGGTTTCCTGTATGCTGATAGGGTTTGGATTTTATTTTCCTTATTACTTTGGAGAGTTTGAAGCAAAACATGATGCAGTAAAATTTGCATTTCTCGGATCAAGAAACCCAAATGTAAATCCTTTGCATGGTTTTGATCTAATAAAACGATCCATTACAGCAATCTTTTTTGTGGTGGTGATTTCAACCGGCTTGTTTTACTTTGCCGGTTTTCATAGGTGGTTTGCTTTATTCTATTTCGTTTATTTTCCTGCTGCTTTTGGCTTTAACTATACAAGAAAGCTAAATGAAGCAAGGGGATTGCATAGTTGGTATGTTTCAAGTTCAAAGGATGCAAAACGATTTGACAGGAAAATTAGGAAGTGGGCATACAATTTTCATAAAACGCCACAGGATTTCAATAGATTCTATCATTTTTGGTTTTTAGTATTAGCAGGGGCAGCGTTAGTTGCATGGATATTCTTTGAACTGGTTTTTGGGGAATGGATCATAAAGATCAGGTAAATGATTCTGTTTATCATAATGTAATTTATAGGACTAAAATAATAACTGATATAACTATGGAAGGAACTGAAAATCAACCGCGAATTTTTATAATGGTTATTTTTTTGGTTGCTGTTTTTGCAACAATGGCTTATTATTTAGGAGTGCATACAGGCAAGAAACAATGCAAGCCGGAAATGATAAAGCTTCAGCAGGAAAAACAGCATTCAGATTCAATCAGGATCAAGACAGAAAAAAATATGAAGTTCCTGATGGATTCTTTGAACTATGAAAGCTTGAATCACTTCCTGATCAGAAGAAGCATTGATGATATTTAAAATGGATTCATTCCAAATAGATTTTTTCCTTCAATCCTGAAGGCTTACTTTTGTGAATCATTTTTATTTAGAGTTGAAAGAGCCGGTTTTTTGAGCCGGTTTTTTTGTGGCTTAAAAAGTAACCGATTGCAATCGGTTACTTTTTTTTTTACCCCTCCCCTACCGAACCGGCAAAAACTGCATCCCCTCCCCTACCGTTAAAAATTCAGAAAAAAAAAGTTGAAGTTTTTGTAACCCTATTATTATTATTATCGTATCTTTGTTTCATCATTACCACATAAGGAAATAAGAACAACTATAACAAAGTACATGAGTAACGAAGAAACAACACCGATCCGGCAATTAATGCCAAATGGCTTTTTACCTACCATCCACAAAATGACAGGCTGCACCCGACCAAACATATCTAATTGCGTGAATGATGAAAATATCAAGAGCAAAAAAATATGGTGGGCAATTGAAGAACTGGCAATGCAAACTGATCCTGTAAGAGCAAAAGCAAGAATTGCCTATCTGAAAGAGAAACACCACATAATTTAATCCTTCATCATGAGTTTACACGAAAAATCAGCACAAACTATTTCAGGGGAAATAGAAGATTTGACTAATAAAAAAAATCTGAATCTGCTTAGAATTGAAATTTTAGCTGATATGCTTGATGAAATGAAAAAAGCAGATAAAATTTTACATGAAGCAATTGAAGAACGGGAAAACCAATTAAACCTACGGGCTAAACAACGGATATAAACAACAAACTATGCAACCTGTTCCAACTATTCGCTTAATCGGGAAATTGCCGGATATAATCAAGCAAATCAAGATTCAAGCGCAAAACTAAAACCAACTCTAAAAATAAAAATGAATTGAAATGAAGAAATCAGAATCAGCAACCGGATTAAACATTTATCAGAAACTTCTTTGTATACAAAAAGCTATTGTTGGACTTGCAAAGGATAAAAAAAGCTTTAATTATTCCTATGTAACGGGGGATAAAGTACTGGAACACATCAAGCCATTAATGAACGAGCATGGATTGCTTCTAAAACAAGAAATCATTTCAATTGAAAACACAAGGCAGGATTATGCAGGAAAAAGCAATGTAGTTTCTGAAATGAATTCAAAAGTAATGATGCGTTTCACATGGGTAGACTGTGAAACGGGTGAAAAAGATGAAAATTTGTTTGGCGCGAATGGGCAAAACAGTTGGGATAAAGGAGTTGGATCAGCATTGACTTATGCAGAAAGATATTTCCTTTTGAAATATTTTCACATTGCTACAGATGAAGATGATATTGATAATGCCGATAGGGGAGGGGCTAAACAACAGCCACAGCAGCAACAACAGCCAAAGCAAGAACCAATAGCCAATATTGCCCGACCTAATGCAGTAGCACCGGCACAAATGCAAGCTGTAAGAACTGAAACACCTTCAGAATTTGAAGAACAGATTGAAACAGCAGTTGCAAATTCAATTACAAGCCTTCAGAAAGAGGAAATGATCCGGCTTTTGAATCATTTGCTGATCACAAGACAGGAAAAAACTAAAATGCTTCTGAATATCAATAAACTAACTTCAGAAAGAGCAATTCAAGCTATTGAATCATTGAAAAGCGTGATTGCAGATCGGGAAAGCCAATCACAGGAACAGCCAAAAGAAGAAGAACCGCCATTTTGAGCATAAAAAAACCGGCTTCAGGTAATGGAAGCCGGTTTTTTTTAAATGGATTGAATTTAAGATGCTCTATAGGGTAAGCACATTTGCGTATTTTGAACAATAGCAGCCTTTTCCCTGATGAACATTTCAAGACTGGAAGCCATACTGATTCCTTTTATTTCAGAATAGGCTTTCAGAAGGTCTAAAGCATTAGGGGAAAGAGCAAATGAAGTTCTTCTTTTGTTTACTTTATTTGTTGCCATTTTTTTAATATTAAATAATGTGGTAACTTTGGTATTGATTTATTACACAAAGATATAAAAAAGTAAGTAAATAAATTATTAAAATGATCTTAATATAAATTTATGGATGGCTATACTTTAACCCGACAATGGTTTGATTTTGTTTTTGAAAATCCTGCCAAAACTAAACCTATTCATGGCATTATTTATTTATGGTTGGTTGAATTAAATAATAGGTTGGGTTGGGTTACAGAGTTTTCAAGTCCTGCTACACAATGTATGGCAGCTTGCAGCATAGCTTCTTATAATACTTATAAGAAAGCTTTTGATGAATTAATTGAATTTGGTTTTGTAGAAATGAAACGAAAATCAATAAATCAATATACAAGTTCTGTAATTGCCCTATCAATAATTGATAGAGCAAAAGTAAAAGCACTTGATAAAGCTATATCAATTATTGATAAAGCACCTGAAATTGCCCTATCAAAAAATGATGAAGCAAATGATGAAGCAGAAATTTGCCCTATCAAAAACATAGAAAGCACTTGCAATAGCAAATGCAATTGCCCTATCAAAAACAGCGAATGCACGTGCAACATAAATAAACCATTAAACACTAATAGTTTAAAACCTTTAAACAATGAAACTTTTAAAAAAGAAGAAGAAGGAAAAAAAATGGCTTCGCCTTCTTCTACTTTGGAAATAGATTTTCCTGTTTCAAAAAATGAAGATGAAGAAACGGTTTCTGAAATTGATTTTCAAGTTGCTGAAGAAATTGAAAATAAAATTTTAGCTGAAATTGAAGCCGGTAAAAATTTCGATCCTGCAAGCCAAACAAAAAAAATTGCACAGGGGGGGGCTGCAACACAGGTTTTATCAGCAGAAGAAATAAACGACCGTGTAACATTCGATATAAACGAACTTAAAGCCCAACTGAAGGAAACTACTGAAGAACCGGAGAAAAAGAAGCTACGGCAAAGAATAGTTGCTTTACAAGGCAATTATATTGTGATCTTACCTTTTGATTCTGATGAATTTGCTTTGGCGTGGGAGGAATGGATTGATTTTAAGAAAAAAATCAGAAACAATTACCAAACTGTAAGAGGACAGCAACAAGCTTTGAATGATTTAGCTAAATATTCAAAAGAATCAGAAGAAGTTGCAATAAAAATCATTCACCGTTCAATCAATAATGGTTGGAAAGGTTTATTTGAATTAAAAGATCATCAAAATACAATTGTAAAAAGCAATGATTTCAATGATAATTTAAAAGCCGGTTTTGAAAGTAGCTGTGAAATGGGAAGGGAAAGTTTAGAAAGAATGCAAGCAGTTTTTGAAAGTTTAAATAATGAATAATTCAGGACTACAAAAAACAAATCAAGGTTTATCTATTCAGGCAATAAAATCTGATGCCTTTAATGCTTTGCTTCCTACTGGCAAAAAATTTGATCCAAGTGAATATTTATCAATCCAATCTAATATCACTCCACAAACTGCTTTAAATTCACCACAGATCAGCAGTTTGAATAAAACCAATGAAAAAGATTTGATTAATGCTATTAGAATGGCATTAACAGTTGTAAATGAAATGTTTAATCTGCCAAAGGATAAAAAATTGAGCGTGGTTCAGATTCATTATTTAGCCAATTATCTTAAAAAAGAATACTGGAAATTTAAATTTGATGAATTCATTTATATTTTCAGTCAGGGAATGACAGGAAAATTAGGTAAAAATTATGCTCGATTAGATGTTGAAGTGATTTCAGGATGGTTTAAAATTTATGATGAACAGTTTTTTTGGCAGCAAAGGGAATTGCAGGGATATAATCAAGCTGCAAATTTTAAACAGATTGAAAAGAAAAATCCTGCTGAAGTAATACCAATGCCGGATCACATCAAAAAAGAATTTGATAAATTATCTGAAAATTTATCAAAAATTCCTGAAACAGATGCAATTCCAAAGCCTACCATAAAGGAAAAAATTAAGCTTCAAGAGCAAAGAACAGATCAGGAATTAATAAAATTGCTCCCTTCTTTAACTTTACCTGAACTGAAAGAACTTTTAAATGAATTGGTTTTAAATGATAATGAAAGACAGGCTGAAATTATCAGGAATTATATTAGTGATCTTTTAAATGATTTGAAATGGTAAGGTATGAAGATTACATTGAAGATTTAAAAAAGAAAATTCCTTTGGCTTCAGATCAAGATTTGCAAACAAATTTGTATTACTTTAGATACCAATTATTTACAGATGGAATTGCTTTAATTGAAACCGAAATAAAAAAACGGGCTAAATTAAATAAATAAAATACTTAATTTAATGAATCAAAATCATGAAAAGCAAGGTACAAACACCGGAAGTTATTGCAGGATCAATAGAATGGGTTGAAGAATTAATTGATAAATTAATGGTGAATCTTAAAAATCAAAAACAATATTTTATTGCACCCAAAAAAGGGAAAAAGAAAAAGTTTATTAGAAAATCTTTGAATATTAAGAAAGTAAAGCATAAATTTGCAGATACAAATTTTGAACAGAGTTTAAAATAAAAAATCATGAGCAAAGAAGCATTAAAAATGCAAGTTTTGATGACAAGAAATATTTTGAGTATGTGTTGTTATGAAGAAAAAGAACTTCTGAAAAACGCATACAAAATTTATTTTAATATTCATGGATTTAAAAATTTAGATTTTGATATTGAATACTTATCTGCCAATTATACTGAAATAGATAATATCGTAAATTCATTTTTAAGTTTAAACTAATTAAAATGAAAGATCAATTAAAGTTCTTTACTGATGCTTCTGAATTGATCTTTGAAGTAAGTGATAATAGTAAAGAACTTTACATTGAAAGTAAATATGATGGGGCTGTATTAAGCTTTATTTTTAGTGCTGATGATGTTGCTGTTTTGACTGCTTTTTTAATAGAGCATTATGGAATTGAATTTAAAGTAAATATTAAGCCTTCCGATAATTAATGAAACTGCATTTAAATACTAATAAAGGGGAATTCATAAAAGATTTGCCGGTTTCATGGAATGATATTTCTGTATTAATGTTTGCAGAATTGCAAGGAAAACAAGGGAATGAATTATTTGCTGCATTACTTGATTTAGAGCCGGAAACAATTAAATCAATTCCTTTAGAATCCTATAATTTTTTGGTTGAAGCAGTTTCATTTCTTGATAGTGATATTCCTGAAGTTTTTCCGGCTTTTGCTGAAAATCTTAATGTTGGATTTGCTTCAGTTGGTCAGCTTGAAAAATCAAATGAATTATTAAAACTCTATCCTTTGTGGGAAGCTGCACCATTTCTTTATGCCATTTATGAAAATGAAAGATATGATGAAAATTTAGCTTTTGTAAGAGCAGTTGAATTCCAAAATGAATCCATTATAAAGATTTATGCAACTGTTTTAAAGATCATTGAGCAAATCAATTCATTTTATACCAAATATCTGCCATTGATCAGCAATGAACCTGATGAAAATGAAATTGCAGCCGGTTTAGATCGTTTCACAAAGTTTGGCTTCTTTGCTACTTTAGCAACTAAATGCGAAGGTAACCCGTTGATTTATAGTGAAATGCTGAAAGTACCTGCTGATGTTTTTTATATGACATTATATTTTGAGCATGAAAGAAATGAATATCAGAAAGAGTTAGCAAAGCTGCAAAGATTGACAACACCTGAACTGGCATAATTTAGAGGTTGCTTATTGAAAACCGGATTTCTTAAAAGAATCCGGTTTTTTTTTGCTTTTTTTTTGATGAAAGCTTGCATCATGAAAAAATTGTTGTACCTTTACATCATCAAACAGGAACAGTAAAGAAAACAACAACCATAACAACTACCACAATGAAAACTTCAAACAAAATTGTAAATCAGGTTTTAACAATTGCAGAGCCATTTTTAAATAAATTGGTTGAAAACCGGAAAGAATCAGCAATGAAAGCTGAAGAAAGATTCACAGCTTATGATGAAAAAATGTACCGGATTGCTTTAGTAATTGATCTTGTAAAAGCAGCCGGAAATTATCTTCTGAATTCTGATGAATTGGTAGGAACATTTGAATTGAAAACAGGGAAAGATGGATCAATTGAAATTAAATCAAGAATCAAAAGAGAAGATAAAATATTCACCTTCAATACTCGGATGATTTATGCAGGGGGCTATAACATCCAATGCCTACACTTCAGATATTTAGTTGATACAAACCTATCAAAAATTAAAAATGAAGCTTTAGAAGAAGTAAAAGCAGTTGAAAAAGCAATGAAGGCAGAACAAAGGATTCAAAAAGAAATTGAACAAATTGATCGGATCATTGCAAGGGATGAAAAGAAATTAGCTGAAGAAGAAGCCAAAACTGAAGCAGATATTGAAACAGAATTCTTTGCATGGTGGGAAGAAAAATTTGGAAGCAAACCAACTTTTGAAATGCTGAATGATCAAGCAAAAGAAAGATACCAAACACCTGAAGCTTATGAAGCAAAGATTGCTTCAGATTTAAAAGAAAAGCAGGAACAACACATTCAAAATATCAAAGTTCTAAAGCATTACATTAAGCAATGGAACAGCAAAAAGAAAAAATATCAAGAAAAATTGAAATAATCAAAAGGGGGGATCATTCCCCCCCAAATATTTTTTGTTGGAAACTTGCATCATAAAAAAATAAACTGTAATATTACATCATCAAACTAAAACAACTCTAAAAATGATAACTGCAAAAAAAGAAGAAGCTGAAGATTTATTACAAGGTTTAGATATGCCTGATTATTTTGAATTAATTGCTGAATATAAAGAGCAATCAGGAAATGAACATATTGTTGATCCTGAAATTGGAAATTATACAGATGAATTTTTAGAATGGATTACTTCTAATAAAATCTAATTGAAATGATCACAAAAGAAGAAAAAAAGCATAGGCTTACAGAAAATCAGGAATGGTTTTTAAATGAAATTCAGGAAGCCGGATCAATAGGAATGCAATATTTCCTGAACAACAGAAATAAGTATCAGAGCATTCCAAGCCGGACATTAAACAAGCTTTTGGAAATGGATTTGGTAACAGCCGAACAGTTACAAACTGATACAGATGGAATCAAATGGTATTTAGTTAAAATCAAATAAAATGGATTCTTTTAAAAAATTAGATAGTTCATGGATTGATAAAGCTGATAAATATTCAGAAATATGTCCTGATTATGAAACTACATATCAAATTGAATTTCATGCTTTTATGAATGGTGTTTCTGAATTTCAAGAAAAAGCAATTCAAGAAATACAAAAAAGAATAGATTCTGATTGGAGTAGTTCACCTGCTAATCATGGACTAACAATAGCAAAGGAAATTTTAAAATATCTTAAAGCTGAATAATGGAAATAGATAAATCATGGCAGGAAAAAGCCAAAGCTGAAGCAATTTTAAGCAATGGGGATTTTATAAATGGGGTTTTAGCTTTTCAGAATAAAGCAATTGAAGAACTTTGTAAATATAATGATGATTATATTATGGCTAATTTTGAAATTAATGATCAGATTATTGATATAATAAAATTGATTAAAAATCTTAAAGCTGAATAATGGAATTAGAAAAAAAATATCAAGAGGAAAGAAGCCAAATAAATGAAGTGCTAAAAAAAATCTTTGAAAAGCTAACAATATTAGATCAGGAATTTAAAACAGAAGAAAATACTAATCTGAAATATGGAGTTTGCAGAGATTTAGAATACATCAAAGATTTATTAGAAAATGTAAATAATTTCATGGGTTAATGGAAGAATCAGAAAAAATCCTGCAATGGTGGGAGCAATCAGAAAGCAGAAAGAAAATTGTTTCAGTTAATGCCATTGAAAAAGAAGCCGGTGTTGGTAGGGGAACATTTCAATATTTCCTAAATAGAAAACGATCTTTACCATTACATCATTTGAATATTTTAATCAAATTGTTATCTTTAATCGGATATAATACAAACTCTTAAATAAAATGAAATTTTCAATTGAATTAATCACACCCGAAAGAGCAAAAGATTTGCTCGAAATGAATGTTCAGAACAGAGTTCCGAAAATTCCTGTAGTAAAACGTTATGCCGAAGAAATGAAAAATGGCAAATGGAAAGAAGGAACAGCAGAGTGCATTAAAATAGCCAAAACAGGCAGGATTTTGGATGGTCAGCAAAGATTGATGGCAATAATTCAGGCAAAAGTTTCTATCAATTTAGCTTTAGCAACAGAACTTGATGAAGATATTTTTGATGTGCTTGATACAGGAACAAAAAGATCAGCAGTAGATACCTTTTCAAGTAAGGGAATTAAATATGCAAGTTCTTTGCCATCAATCATTTCATTCTGCAATGATCTGAAAAGCGGATTTAGTCAAAGGGGGCAAAACATCCATAAGAAAATGACAAACAACAAACTTTTGGAGCAATATTTAGAAGATGAACTGTTTTGGTCAATGATTGCAAACACAACTTATAACTGGTATCTGCAATTTGCCAAAATTATGCAGCCTTCTTTAATCGGTGGTTTTTACTCTTACTTCTATTCAATTGATCCTGATGCAGCCAAATCATTTATGGAGCAATTAACATTGGGTGTGAACATAGAAAATGAAACAATCAATGCTTTACGCCAAAGATTGCTTGAAGATCGTGTAAGCATTCTAAAGATGCAATTCAGCCATAAAACAGCTTTGATTCTGAAAACTTGGAATTACTTCAGAAATAAACAAACCACAAAATCAATAAAATACGATCCTGCAAAAGAAGAATTTCCGATAGCTATTTAAATGAATTGATATGAAAAAAAAAAATAATGACTTCCATAATTGGATTCACAGCAAACGGTTTTGAAATAACAACTTTGCCTGAAGAAAAAATGAAAGAGGGAGGAAAAGAAATTGCTGAACAGGAAATAAATAGAATTCAATATTTTCCTGCTGATGATATGGGAAACCAAATTGCCATTTTACATTATTATCAAGATACTGATATTACAAGAGCAATTGAAATGGTAAAGGAAAAATTTAAAAATCAAATGATTGAAAGAATTCATTTTTTAAATGAACGTTTAAAACAATTGAATTAAATAATGGAAAAGCTTGCTAATGAAGATGAAATAATTGAATTCATTCAAAATCTTTCAATCAAAACATTTCAAAAATATCAGGATCAATATTTGAAGGAAACTGGAAATGAATCATTAGAAGATGATGAAGATAATGAATCTTATGAAGCCGGTTTTTTAGCATGGATTTTTGTAAACAAAATGAACAGAGAATAAATGAAAGATAAAATTAATGCTGCTTTAGAAAATTCTAAAGCAGCTTCAGTTTTGGAAACGGCTAAAATATTGGCTGTAACGGGAGAAAAGGAGAATTCATGTAGTTGTAAGGGGTGCAAGGATATGTGCAAACGTGCCCCCTGTTTAGGCACTCCATTCGATATTTTAAAGCTGATTCAGGCAGGACATAAAAAAAAGATAATGCCTACACTTTGGGCAGGTTTAATTTTACATGGCATAAAACCTGTTCCAATGATCCAAGCTGAAAAAACTGATTCAGGATGTGCTTTTCTTAATGATCAAAATTTATGCAGCCTTCATGATGCCGGATTAAAACCAACTGAAGGAAAATTTGCATCACATTCACCAAATCAAAACGGGAAAAGCCTAACATTAGAGATTGCAAAAACATGGATTGATCCAAAGAATTTTGATTTGATTGATACCATCATTGAAGCTTTAGAAACCTGAAAAATATTTCAGGTTTTTTTTGTTGTATGCTTGCAACTTCAGATTTTTGTTGTACCTTTACATCATCAAACAGCAAGAAACACAAAAGATCATGAAAAAGATTGCAGCAGGTTATTATTCAGAATACTATAAAGGGATCAGCATTAAAGTAATAAAGAATGATTCTGAAGATTTAGAAACTTCAGAAATTCAATGGTATTTTATTGTAAAGGGGGGAAAATTTGGTGAAGCAACTGAAGGTGGTGAAGATTTCTTTTCAACTAAAAAAGATGCAAGAGCAGCAGCCATTGAATTTATTGATAATTCAGAATTCATTGCCGGTTTAGGGTGGTGCTATACTGGAAAATAATTTCACTTTTTTTTTGCATTTGCTTGTTACGTAACGAAATAAGCTGTACTTTTACATCATCAATCAGGAACAATCACAAAAACTCTAAATATCTAAAGAAATGAATACTTTAAAAACCATCAAAGCCGGAACAACTTTATTTGCAAGATCAATCGGGGATTATGAATGTATTTTTCAGGCTGAAGTATTAAGCCGGACTGATAAATCTGCCACAGTTAAAGTAAATGGTGAACAAAAAAGATGTAAAATTTATGTTCATGATGGAGCAGAATTTATTTATGCTTTGGGAAAATATTCAATGTGCCCGATCTTTAGAGCAAAGTAAAAATCACATAACTATTTAATAACTATCACATAAGGGAAAAGCAGATAAAGGAAAGCTTTAGGGGGATTGCACCCCCCCCCCTTATCAAATTTCAAATCAATTCAAATAGAAATGGAAGCAATAAAGGAATTAATTCAAAATTATAATCATGATATTAATTTTTGGAAGGAATTTATTCAGAGCAAAATTAAATATCTGAAGAAATTACAAACTGAATTACATGAATTAGAAGATCATAAGAAGCATAAAACATTGGATATAACGCATAATGATTATGAACATGAATGGTTTGCTTTAAAAGTAAAAATAAATACTTCAAAAGCTGCAATTACTTGGAATGAAGGAAAAATTGCAACCTATGAAAAAGTAATTGCTGATTTAAATAAACTGATTGAAAATAATTGATCTTTTTTTTGATGAAAGCTTGCATCATAAAAATCAATGTTGTACCTTTACATCATCAAATAAGAAAAACACCTAATACATACAAAATAATGAATATTCCAATCAATAATTTCCCTGCCATTTATAACATTTGCGACATTACAAAACCATTTCCTTTTATTGTAGGAATCACAAACTTTTACCGTTCTGAATTTAGTGGTTCAGCCAATGCAATCTTCAAAAAAGGATGGCAACCAATGGAATTTGCAAATGAAAGAAGCAAACCAACAACACCGGAACAATTGGAAAAGCTTTTAAGATCACTTTCAAAAACCGGAGTGATTCACATTGAATTAAATATTGCTTTTGAGGTTGGGCAACAAACAACAATGGTTTTTAAAATGAAAGATTTAATTGAAGAATAAAAAATAAAGTTATGCTAAACGAAAGAGAAAAAACAGAATTGAAAAATTTGAAAGAATCAGTTGAAATCATTGGTTTTCCAATGCTTCATGAGTTGGAAAGAATAAAAGAATTGGAAGCCAAAGAAGCAGAGCCGGCAAAAGTTACTTTTGAAGAATTCAGTAAGCAAATTGAAAATGAATATTTAAATGAAAAAATATCTTTTGGGGAAATGATTATTGCTGCATATCTGTTCGGAAAATCTGAAAAATAATGAAACTATCAAGAACAAAACAATGCAGCAAATGCCCTTGGAAAGTAAAAACTAATCCCTTTGAAATTCCTGATGGCTATTCAGAAGAACGGCACAAAAATTTGGAAGCAACCATTGCCAAAGAAGGAGAACTGAACATAGGCAAAACATTGGCTGTAATGGCTTGCCATCATTCAAAAGGGGAACAGCAAGATCATTGCATTGGATGGCTGCATAATCAACTTGGAGTTGGAAACAACATAGGTTTAAGAATTTCAATGATGAAATGTGAAAACCTGAAGGATATTAAAGTTTATGGAAAGCAACATGAACGGTTTGAAGATACTTTGCCGGAAAACAAAGAAATCAAATGGTAGCTGAAAAACTAGAAATTTACACCATTTACAAAAGTCCTTTGGATTGGCAGGGGGAATATGTGATAAAGAAATGGATTATTGACACCGGCAAACCTTTTCAGGATTTGAATTATCTTTTCAATCATAAGGATTTGAAAAAATGCAGAGAGGAAATGATAAAAAAAGGTTTGTTCAATTTAGGCAGGAATGAAAATGATGATCCTGTTATTTTAGAGAGTTGGATTTAAAATGAATTGAAATGAAAAAGCCGGATCAAAAGCCGGTTTTTTTAAATCCTTATTTGTTCCCTTACGTAACGTTTCCTAAATTTAGAAACCAAAACCGGAAACAATGAAAACAGCAAAAGATGCTTTAGCTTGCTATTTATGTATTGATAAAGCCGATTTGACCAAAGCCAATTATAAAAAAGGAAGGTACAATAAAGCCATTTATAAAATAGGGGATGGGTTTTATACTGCTAAAATGGATTTTCAGCAACTCCCAAAAAGAAAAAAGAATGCTGATGCTGAAGAATTCCAATGGCAGGAAATTCCCGATGAATATGTAAATGAAAGAGGTTGGAAAATCTATAGAGCAATCATATAAACATTGGATATAATGCAAGATATTGAACTACCTTCAACATTGATCATTGCCTATAAAAAATGGAATGATGCTGAAAAGAATATTCCTGAAACGTGGGATTCAGCCTATAAAAAAATGTCAGCACATGAAAAGCTTTGCTATAATCTTTTTAAAAATGAATGCAAAAAAATTGATCTATCACCGGAATATGTAATAAACAATCTACTTTAAATGAATTGATATGGCAAAGAAAGCTGCAATAAAATTAGCCGTTAAGACTTCAGATGTTTTAATAGTGGGCAAATTCTATAAAAGGGGATTCATTAAAGGCATTGCCGGATATTACAAAAAAGCATCCTTTGTGGATCATCAAATTCCATTACTGGAATCAGTAGCACATTTTCACCAATGTTTAAAGGAGTTTGAAAAGTTAGGGGGCACTTCTGTAAGGCTGAAAGTAATTCAAGATAATGTGATTGATTATCCTGAATTTCACATTGAACGGTTGTTGCCTTTTGAATTGCGTGAATTGACAGCAGAGCAACAATTGAAAGATATAGTTGAAAGCATTGAACAATATTTTAATTTAGAAAATCAAATTGTAGCTACCTCAATTGTTCCTGAATTAAAAGATAAAACAAATGAATACAAGCAACAAAAAGCCGATTTAAGACAGGCAATTGCTTTAAAAATAACTGAATTGAATAGTCCTGAAAGAATAAAATCATGATATTACCTGTAATAGATTTGCGCGGTTGGGTAACAATTAAAACTTTAGCTGCTGAAAAAAGCTGCTCTACACAATACATTTCAGCAATGATCAGAAGAAAAGAAATTCCTTACATTGAATTTCCTGAATTAAACAATTTAAAATTAGTTCCTTCTTTGGGTTTGCAACAAACAAACAATTATAAAAATGACTGATAAACAATTGATTTCAAAAATTACAAATAAAATAACAGAAGTAAATACTGCTTTTTTAGTTGAACTTTTAGGGAAATGCCTGAAAAGAAAACCTTTACCTGATGATAGTTTAAGAATCAAACAAATTCCTGTTCAGGATAAAAAACTATGTTTTATGATTTCTTTTGATGATGTGATTATTGGAGTAATGGAAGGAAGCATTCAAGTAAATGAAGATCAGATAAAATATCTTGTTGATTACATTCCTGCTGAAGATTATAAGAATGCAAAAAAAATGGATTAATCTAAATGGCATGGGTATCAAGCCAAAAGAAATAGAAAATAAGAAACACAAAACAAAAAATAAAAAGATGTTTACCACAAAAAAAGTTAATGTTTATATTGATATTAACGATGTAAAAGAATACATTTCAAGAATAATGCCTTCAAATGCAGATGCTGAATTACATTCAATCATTGATGCAGTAAAACAGCAAAATATTGATCTGCAAGAAAAAGCAAATGATTCTTTAAAGAAAAAGCATTTGAAGAAGATCAAAAAAGGTTATATTCATTGCCCGACCAATACGGCAATGGATGAAATATCAAAAAATAACCTTCAGGAAATGATTTATCAGCATGGCATTGATGAAATAAATTCCTGTTTGCAAATGGCTATGAAACAAAACCAAAAAACCTGAAAAACTATGTGTGAAAGATGTGATGCTATAAAAGAAGAATATGAAAATGCTCCACATATTACTTTTTTACTTCCTGTAGATTATTTTGATTTTCTGAAGGCTGCAAATTTACTTGAAAGAAAAGCTGATGAATGGGCTGAACTGGTCAAAAAAGTAGGCTTCAAAAAATGTATGTTGGTAATTGAAAAGCTTGATGAAATAGAAGAAATTGAAATATTTGTGAATAATATGTATATCCAAATGGTTTATGGATTGGAAGGAGTAAGAGAAGAAATAAATAAATCATATCATTATGTGAATTCTTTAAACGATTAAAAATTATGCTTACAGGATTAGAAAAAGCTGAACAGGCTTCATTAAGAAGGAAACAAGCTATACCAAATAGATATTTTTCACAAGAAGAATTTGACAGATTATGTCAATTGAATAAAAAAGCTTTTGAAAATGTCGGAAGTCCTGAAATTGATTTCAATTCTTCTACATGGGCTGAAAAGCTGATTGAAGATTGGAAATTGAATAAAATTGAAAACCCGATTAAAAATGAATTGATTCTAAAGCCGGAACTGAAACCGGATCAGGATCAAAGAACATTTATAGAATAGCAGGAAAAGAGAGAGAAAAGAAATTTTCTCTTTTTTTTTTGTTGGAATGTTGCAACTTCAGAAAATTGTTGTACCTTTACATCATCAAACAACAACAGCAGAACAAACATCATGAAAACAATATATCAATCATATCCGGCTTATTCTTATTCATTCAATGGAGTTACTTTTTTTGTATGGAAAGCCGGAACAGGTAAATGGTACATTGAAGTTCCTTATTTAAATGATCGGGATGGTTCACAAGAATTCCCAACTAAAAAATCAGCTATTAAAATGGCTGAATATCATTTGAATAAAAAATAATCTGCTGAAAGCTTGCATCATAAAAAAAAAGGGTTGTACCTTTACATCATCATAAAGAAAGAACATCATGAAAGCATACGGAGAAAGAAGAACTACTTCAAATATCAATCAAGAAAAAAATGAATTGGCTGATAAATGGGCTATTTATTTAGATGAATATTTTAAAAGAAAAGGTTCACATAAAGGTTCACTTTCTTTAGAATCTTATATCAGAAAAGAAAGAAAAAAATAATTTCACTTTTTTTGTTGAAAGCTTGCATCATAAAAATAAGGGTTGTACCTTTACATCATCAATAAAGCAAATCACTTTAAAACATACAAAAAAATGAATACTTCAGCAACTATCACTTCAGAATTAAAAAAAGGTCAAATCTACAAAGAAACTGCAAACTGGTATTATTTTAAAATCGTTGGAATTGATTTTGCAAATGGAATCATGCACATTGAAAAAAATGGATATAAAAAAGAAATCTACAAACATAGTATTAAATACATTCAAGAAAAAATTGAAAAGGGTTTGATCAGCCTTAAAAAATAAACCAACTTTTTTTTAACTTTTATTTGTTACGTAACGTAATAAGCAGTACTTTTACATCATCAAAAAACAACAAACCTTTTTAACTCTAAAAAAATGACAACTTTAACAACAGCAACCACAGCCAAATTTGCAACTCAATTACAATCTTCTTTAAATTGGGAGATCAAAACAGAGGAAATCATGACTGCTTCAGGATTGATTATTCCTGATTATAAAGTAATAAGCCGTGATGATAACGGAACACTTCTAAACGTAGCTAAAAGCACTTATACACCAACGCCAAACAGCAGACAGATAGAAGTAACTGAAAGGCTTTCAGAAATGACAGGAATGAAGATTGCCGGATATGATGAATTTAAAGATGGTAAAATCATTCTTTCATATCTTCAGGCTGAAGAAAATACAAAGCTGATGGATTGGGATATGAAAAACTACATGGTGATTGGAAATTCACATGATGGAACAACAAGCTTTTTCATAGGTACTTCAGATTTGATGATCCGGTGCATGAATCAATTCAGCAGCGTTTCACAAAAAATGAAAGCCTACCATTCAAAAAACAATGATGTAAAGATTGATCAGCTTTTAAGATACTTTCAAACCTACCAACAAGAAAGATTAGAAGTTGATCAGAAAATGGAAAGAATGCAGAAAGTAAAAATTGATGAAAAAATCATTGTTGCTTTAACTGAAAGACTTTTCAAAATGGATTCAGAAGAAGAAAAAATTTCAACAAGAAAAGCAAATTTAGTTGAAAGCTTCAGAGAATCAGTAAGCAGAGAAACAGCAGATTTAGGAATGAATTTATTTGGTTTGTTTCACGGAGTTACACATTATACAACACACGTTTCAAAAGCAGAAAAAGTATTTGGTAATGTGATCGGGCATGGTTCAATAATGAATAAGCAAGCAATGGAGTTTGCAGATTTAGTAATGGCATAATATAAAAGTTTTCATTGTGAATTAAGAAGGGGGTTTTTAACTCCCTTTTTTTTTTGTATTCCGGCAATGAATGAATAGATCAATCTGAAGAACTACTTTTTAATTGGATTCATTTTAAACACAAATGTTTCAGATTGATAGTATAATAAATTGGTCTAATCTAATTTATTATGGATTCCGAGAATGAAAAAGAAACGAACAAAACGAACACCAATAAAAAAAGGTTTTTGGATGCCTTAGAAAAGCATTTGGGCATTGTGAAAGATGCCTGTAAAGCAACTGGACTTTCAAGAACGCAATTTTATAAATGGAAAAATGATGATCCTGATTTTGCTGCTTCAGTTGAAGAAGTTGAAGAAAACGTTTTGGATTTTGTAGAATCAAAACTGCTGCACAATATCAGGAAGGGCAAAGAAGTTTCAATTTTATTCTTTCTGAAAACAAGAGGAAAGAAAAGAGGATATTCAGAAAAGCAAGAACCGGAAAAAGATTTCAGAAGTACCTTTTCAAGTTTCACATTAAACATTAAACGAAATAATGATTGATCTGAAATTTGATACAACTCCATTACTGGAACGCAATTTTGATTCTGATAAAAGGATTAAAATAAACAGGGGGGGCACTCGGAGTTCCAAAACATATTCAATTTGCCAATTATTAGTTTGGTGGCTGTTTACAGGGCAAATAAGCAAGGATAGATATATCATGTGCGGTTATGCTTCTGTAGTCAGAAAAACGTTTCCTGCATTGAAAGCTTCAGCCTACAGAGATATAATTGAAATCCTTCATCAAAAGGATTTATTCCGGTTTGTGAAAGAAGATAAATCACAGCATACTTTAACTTATGAAGATCGAGTAATTGAATTCTTTTCTGCTGATAATCAGCAAAAGGTAAGAGGACGCAAAAGATCAATCCTATTTTGCAATGAAGCCAATGAACTGAACTATAAAACAGAATTCTTTCAGTTGCTTGTAAGAACAACAGATGATGTATTTATTGATTTCAATCCTGATGATATTAATGTTTGGATCAATACAGAATTAGAGCAAAGAAGGCAATTTGATAAGGGGGATGTTGAAGTAATTGTTTCAAACTATACACATAATACTTTTCTCGATAAAACTACAAGAGCAGAGATTGAATATCTTCAAAAAGTTGATCCGATGTTTTGGAAGGTATTTGGAATGGGTGAATATGGCAACATTTCCGGCTTGATATTTCCTGAAGTTACAATAATTCCTGCTGTTCCTGATGATGCTAAACTGTTAGGTATTGGCTTAGATTTTGGGTTCACCAACGATCCTACAGCAGCCATTGAATTATATCTTCAGGATGGGGAAATTATTTTAAATGAATTGATTTATGAAAGAGGTTTAACCAATGCCGATATTTCAGAACGGTTTGATGATCTTGAAGTAAGCCGGAATGATATAATTATTGCTGATTCAGCAGAGCCAAAAAGCATTGCAGAACTTCAAAAATTGAATTGGTATGTAGAAGGAGCAGTAAAGGGAGCAGATTCAATAAAAAACGGTATTGATATTCTGAAACGGTATAAAATCAATATCACAGCCGGATCAGTAAATTTAGAGAAGGAGCGCAAAAAATATAAATGGGCACAAGACAAAAACGGGAACAGCCTGAATAAACCGATTGATTTTGACAATCATTTGTGGGATGCTGCAAGATACATTGCCACAAAGAAACTTTCCTTAAATGCTCCAAGCAAACCCAAAACAAAATCAGTAGGAAGCCGGAACAAAAGCAGAACTTTCAAATGAATTCATTTTAAGGAATTAACTGTTTTTTCATTGCTCCATTAACCTGATAATTCCTGATTGGTATAATCTATCATGAAATATCAAGATATTCTGAACATCCTGCAATCAGCAGCAAATGAATGTTTTTCTTCAATGTATGAAGGGAAGGGGCTGTTTCATTATGGTATAAAGGAGCATCATCAACAACAACGATCTGAAGCAATGCCACAGATACAGGTTGATCCCTTCAATGATGTTTTAGATACTGATAAAGCAATCAAATCAATTCAAATCTTTATTGGCTTTTTGGATCAGGATCAAAATAATTCCAATGATCAGGATCAAAAAGATATTCATTTCAGAATGGAAATTTTAAGCCGGAACTATTTCAGCATTCTTTCTGAACAAGATGAATTTTCTGAAATCATTGTTTCACGTGATTTCATTTATAGATTTTCAGATGCCTGTTTAACTGGCATTGTTTGCAGCTTCACTTTGAAAGTTCCGGTTGATCTTTGTTTTGAAATCATTTGAATCATGGAAACACTTACTGAAACCGCAAAAAAGAAGATTGAAGAATTTGCTGATCAAGTGATAAAGGAAATTCAGGAAAATATAAAAACCAAACCTGTTTACAATGGTAAACCGGCAAATGCTTCAGGAAAAACAGCAGCTTCTTTAAGTTGGGAATGGCAGGGGGAAACATTGATCATATCGGGAGCAGGACACATTTTTGCTTTGGAGTTTGGCAGAAAACCAACAATGAAATCAACCGGATCAGGGCAAACTTTGCAACAAAGAATTAGAATTTGGATGGACGATAAGCCGGTTGCCACAAATGAAACAGAAAAAAAAAGAAACTCAATTTCATGGGCAATTGCTTCAAACATTCACAAAAAAGGAACTTTGTTATATCAAAGCGGAAAACCTTCAGGAACTTTACAAAATGCGATTTCAGAGGAAAAGATATTGAATTTGGGGAAACAGCTTTTAGAACTTTTTTCTATACAGGCAAAATCTGTTTTATTGAATGCAGTTAAAGAGTAGATAAAAAATGGCATTACTTCAGGCAAATATTTCTACAGGATGTAATACAGATGGAACAGGCTTTATAAGCATTGATTCTATCAGCGTTGAAAGCCAATCACAGGTTTACGTTTTAATCTATTCAGCTACATTAAGTTTTGCCCGTACATTTCCCCCAAATTTATTGCCTGATGTAGTTTCTTTACTCCCTTCAGATACTTATTCTGTAGAATGTTGGCAGAATGGAGAGCAGGGCACAGTTAAAATAAACGGAACGGTTTACACTACTGCAACACTTGTAATAGACTGTTTCAACTGTGATTTGGTAATTTCAAACATAGTAACAACAACTGCTGCTGTTCCTGTAGCAAATGGAACAGCAACCATTACTGCAACCGGAATAAATGGAGCAAAGGAATATTCAATCAATGGTTTAAACTGGCAAACATCCAATGTTTTCAATGGAGTTTCAGCAGGAAATTACAATGCTTATGTAAGATATAAAGCTAAAACAACTTGCATAGCTTCAAAGCCTTTTGCAATTAAACCTGATCCAAGATACGGTTGCACAAATCCTGATGCTGATAATTACAATCCTGATGCAACTGTAGATAATGGAACTTGTGTTTTCAATCCAAAATATTATGCTACAGGTGGCACAATGCCAAATCCAATTTGGATTGAAAAAACCTATTCACCAACAACAGGTTTTCCGGCTAAACTGAAAACCCGACATTACATAACCTTAAATCTATATTTAGGGGGGAGCAATATTTTAATAGCTTCAAAAGTTGCAAGGGTTCGGAACGGCAAAATCAAAGTTGATATTTCCAAAGATTTGCAGAGGGGGCTTTTAAATCTTTCAGTAGGAAACGGATTGATTTCAAATGATGCAGAAGCAATTTTCCCTTTTGAAATCGGAATCATTGAATCTTTTGATGGAAAGAGCATTGCAGAAAGCCGGTTGCCTTATCCAAAACGGAATGCTATTAGGGTTGCATTACCAAAAGCAGCAGATACGATTATATCCAATGTTTTGCAGCAAATACCTAATCAGGAATCAGCTTCACAGGCAGATTTTTTAACTGCTTTTGATGTTCCGGTTAAATTTGCAAATGAACCTGTTTGTTTAGCAATCCTGATTGATGATTCAGCCTATTATAATGGATCGGTTTATAATCCTTTATATTTAGAAAGATCATATTTTGATTCTCAAAATAGATTGGTTCAAAGAATTTCGGATCAGGTTTTTCAAACTGGTTTTGTAAGGTTTGAAATTAATGATCCGGTTTTGTATTGTGTTTCTTACATGGAAGTTTGTTTGAATACTGCTTTTAGGGAACAAAATGCTGATTGCTATGAAGGTGAAGTTGTTCCCCCTGAAGTTCTGCCAAAAGTAGTGCAAATCAGAGATGGAGCAGGAAATGTAATTGCAAACGTTCCTGCCGGATCAGCTTTTATAATTGAATCCGGTTTCAGTTTTGGTTTTAGAATTGTAGAGCAATGATACTTTCAGAGATAAAAAGAATTGACATTCGACATAATTGTTCCCCTTATGGCGTTCTTTTGCGTTGGATCAGTCCTGAAAATAACTTTGAAACATGGCTGTTTTCCGGTAAGACTACAAAAGTAATTGATGTAAATGATTCTGTTTTGTTTGCCGGTGAAGATGATAGGCAAACAGAAACACTTTACAAGCAAGGGGAAACAAACATCACTTTAAGAACAATGAACTTTTCACCAAATCAGGCTGAAGGTTTGGCAACTCTTTTTACTTCGCCAAAGGTCTATGCTTATTTCCCTAATTCAGATGAAGCTATTCCGGTGCAAATCAATAATGGAACATTTGTTTCAGTTGATCAGCTTGTAAAACACCAAACACTTTCATTTGAAATCATATTGCCAAAACTTAATACTCTAACACAATGACAGAACTATTTTTGAACGGGCAAAAGATGGCATTAAAGCAAGGGGAAATCATTGCTACAACTATTCAGGCAAATGATTTAGCAAAGCCGGAAAGCGTTCAAAGTTCTTTTACCAATACATTTCAAATAGTAGCAACTTCTGAAACCCGATCTGCTTTAGGATTTGCTGATGAAATTTCAAGTATAACTGATTTGCCATACACAATTTTAGATGCTGAACTGGTTTCTGATGGCAGAGATATTTTACCATTTGGTTTAGCTGAAATCATTTCTTCTGAAAAATCCTTCTTTGATGTTTCTGTTTATTCAGGCAATATATCCTTCTTTGATGCTTTAGGGGATAAGAATTTAAATGAATTGAATTTAGATGAATTTGATCATGTGTGGACTTTTGAAAATGTTTCAGCCAATACAGCAAACAGAGCAAACTTCATTTATGATCTGATTGATAGAGGGGGATGGATGGATTTTTCTGCCATCCATTGGCAGGATTTAAAGCCTTCAGTTTTTGGAAAGCTTCTTTTTGATCGGATCGTAGCAGAAGCTGGTTTCACGTATTCCGGTTTGAATAGTGATTTCATGAACAAACTTCTGATTCCTGCAATCACACCTTTTGAATATTCACAGGATTTTTTAGATTCAATTACTACCAATGCCGGAACAACAGCAGGAAAGCGAACCAAACAGAGTGAATTTGAAGAAAGAGCATACTTTGATGCTGATTCTGTTTGGGGCTATTCTGATGGATCGGCAAATTGCTATGATCCTTCCAATAAGGTTTATGTTGCCAAATATCCGGCAATCGTAAATGTTGAAGGTCGTTTAATGGCAAGTATTGGCTGTGGTTACGGTGGTACGGTGAATTTCAGGATTGCCATTTACAAAAATGGAGTAATGCTGAACCAAACCAATCAGGATTTTAGCCCAACATTTACAGGGGATCAGGAACAGCCAATCAATACATTTTATGTTGTATCTTCAAACAATGTTCTTTTAGCCGTTGGGGATGTATTGGAAGTAAGAATACGGTTTCAGGAAAAAAGCGGATTTGTAAGGAATCCAATTTGCCATATTCATTATTCTTCAAACTATCCGGCTGCTAACATTTATAATCAGGGGCAAGATTATTTTAAAATAACACCATTAAAAACTTTTCCTAAAGGTGGTATTGTTAAGCTTACAAATTTCCTGCCTGATGTAAAGCAAAAGGACTTCATAAAATTCTGTTTGCAGCTTCACAATGGAGTATGCCAATCCGATCTATTTGGAAATAATCTGAAATTAGCAGAATTCAGAAGCATAGAAACCAACACATCAAAAGCTTTAGATTGGTCTGATAAATTTGTTTCAGAAAAAAACCTAAACTATAAATTTGGGGATTTTGCTCAAATCAATTGGATTAAATATAAAGATGATCCTACAGTAAAAGCCGGTTTAGGCAATGGCAAAATCTTATGCAATAATCTGAATTTGCCGAAAGAAGCTGATATGATTGAATTTGAATTTGCTGCTTCTGATCAATCTAATACCTATTTGCCATTGGTTTTCCTTCATAATTATTCATGGAATGGATCAGGTTATAATTTTCAAAGCATAGTTCCAAGAGTTTTGCTGCAAGGAACTGAAATGGTGAATTATATTTTAGCTTATGCGGTTTTTTCAGGATTAATTGAGAATGGTGTAACTTATAAAGTTCTGAATTACAGTAAGATAATCTATGATGGTCAAACCTATTATTCAGGTAATACTTTTGTAGGAAACACCAACAGATATTTTGATGCAGAAGGTTTTGGGCACGTTTTAGATACTCGATATGGAAACCAAATTTCTGCACCTTTAACTTATTTTGATAGATCAGGACAAAACCAAAGCCTGAATTTTGATAAATATGTGATTCCAAACTACTATTCTTCACTTTCAGGAATCTTAAATCAGTTGAAGTATTTAAAGATTTGGGCGCGTTTAACTGCTTATGATATAACGAATTATGATGCTACAATTCCGGTTTGGATTGAGAAGTATCAAAATTATTTTTATGTAAATAAGATTTCAGAATTCCAAGCCGGAAAACTTACAGAGGTTGAATTAATTCGATTATAGCTATGGCAGAAAGAACCGAAATATTGTCAATAAAACTTGATGCTGAAGGAGCATTAAAAGAAATTACGGATTTAGGTATTCAACTGCTTAGAGTAAAAGAGAATCAGAAAGCATTAGAAGCAGCTTTTAAAGATGGTACAAAAACGGAAGCTGAATATGTTCGGGGGATGGCTGAAATTAAAGCGCAAAGCCAATCATTAACAACACAGCAGAACGCATACCAAAGAACGCTAACAGCATCACAAACTTTACTGAAACAAAATACAGGAAGCATTGAAGAAAATCGTGCAAGGCTTTCAGGTTTAACGGCTGCATACATTAAACTTTCAGCAGAGGAAAGAAATAATAATGAAGTCGGGAAGGCAATGCAGAAAGAGATTAAAAAACTTTCTGATGATCTGAAAGAACAGGAAGCTGCAATTGGTAATACATCCCGAAATGTAGGTAATTACAAAGGGGCAATAATGGATGCCATTGGTGGGATGGGAGGATTTGGAAAAGCTATTACGGGCATGGGGGATGCCTTAAAAGCTAATCCGATTGGTTTGCTTGTTACAGCCTTAACATTATTGCCTTCATTACTTAAATCTTCCGGTGAAGGGGCTGATTTTTTTGCAAAAGCTATGAGTATAGTTGATGCAATTGTTCAGGAAGGTTTAAAACGTTTGGTGGCTTTAGGTGGGGCAGCGGTGAAATTATTTGCAGGGGATTTTAAGGGAGCAATGGCAGAAGGTAAAGCAGCCGTTTCAGATTTTGCCGGATCAGTTACAAGGGCTGTAAAAGCAGGGGGGGATTTAGCGGATCGCATGGATGCTCTCGATAATGCTGAAAGTAAATTTACCGTAACGCAAGCAAAAGCAAATAAACAAATAGATGAATTATTGATCAAAGCAAAGAACCGGCAAACTTCAGAAGCAGATAGAATCAAGCTATTAGAGAGAGCCGAAAAGATCGAAGTTCAGGTGAATCAGCAAGCTTTAAAACTGGCAAAGGAAAGACTTGCATTGATAGTTGAAGAAAACAAAATCAAGCAAGGAGATCAAGATGAAGAAATCAAACGTGTAAACGAACAACAGGCAAAAATTATTGATATTGAAAATCAAAGTCAGAATATTCAAGAGAAGATTCAAAATCGGAAAGATGCTTTGGCAGATGCAGCCGAAGCAAGAAGAAAAGCAAGATTAGCAAAAGCTGAAGAAGAT